TTTACAAACCTAGAGTTAGAAGAAATGGCAACAAAGTATTCTAATAAATTAAAAGTAATGGTTTAATTTTCCTAGTTATTGTTTTGGAAAGGGGGTTAATTAATTTTAATCCCTTTTTTTAATATTTTTTTTGTAACTTTATTTAAAATAATAATTATGACAAAAGGAAACATATTTACAAAACTACAAAACTTGCAAAAAGAAATCGGTTCAGTTTCAAAAGATGCGACCAACCCATTTTATAAATCAAAGTATTTTGATATCAATTCACTTATAAAACAACTACAACCCTTATTAGAAAAAAACAATTTGGTATTATTACAACCAATAGAATCAGATTATGAAACTAATACAGAATATGTAGTAACTAAAATTATTTGTCCAGATACAGAAAAAAGTATTGAAAGCAGAAAAAAACTTAGTACACAAAGTGACCCACAAAAACTTGGATCAGAGATAACTTATTACCGTCGATATACACTTCAGTCCCTTCTTGCTTTACAAGCAGAAGACGATGATGGCAATAAAGCTGTAACAACCCCAGCCGATGATGAAAAAGGTTGGTTAAATGAAAATACACCCCAGTACACCGAAGCCATTAATTTTTTAAAAAAGGGCGGTACTATAGAACAAATAAAAACAAAATACAAAATCAGTAAAAAAACACAAGATGTCTTATCAAGGTTGTAAAGTAAAAGAAGAAAAATATAACCTTACTTTAAAATATAATAAATTAACAATTAAAATTGAAATCCATGGAAGTAAAAGGAACATTAAAGAACATTTTAGAAACAGAAGTAATAAGCGACAAATTCAAGAAGCGATCAGTAATCTTACAAACTAAAGAAAAATACCCACAATTAATTCAAATTGAATTTGTAAATGATAAAATTGCTTTATTAGGTAATTATCAGATTGATCAATATGTAAGTATAGGGATTAATATAAGGGGAAAAGAATATGTAAATAAATCAGGGAAAACAGCTTATTTTAATTCAATTCAAGGTTGGAAAATTGATGAAGATATTGCAGAAGTAACAAACGGAATTCAAAATGAATTACGATCTGACATACAATTTTAATATATACTATTGAAAAAACTTTTAAAAGTATTAAAAGAAGGAGCACCCTTTCCTAAAGATTGGTGGAATTATAAAGTCAATCCCATTTTAGGGTATGAATATAAACCACTACCTAAAAATAAATGGCATGCTAGCACAAACCGATAATATAAAACAAAAAATATTTGATGTTAAACATGGCAGGATTAAACAAGGTTTAAAAATAGGCATTGATGATATTGATGAATTCCTGCGTTATAAGCAGGGCAACCTGGTATTAGCGATAGGACATGCTAATGTGGGGAAGACAACGGTTATAGTTTATCTTATGGTGTTATGGGCCATTAAACACAAATTAAGATTCCTAATCTGGTCAAGTGAAAACACACCTCAAAGCATTGTAAGAAAAATTATTGAATTTAAAATGGGGGAACCTATAGAAACCGCCAGCGAACAAAAAATTAATAACGCTTTACAATGGTGCGATTTATATTTTAAAATAATAGATGTAGAAGAATTATATAATTATCAAGACTTATTAAAAGAAGCTAAAGCAATAAAAAAAGCTTGGGATTATTCAGGGCTACTAGTTGACCCTTATAATAGTTTAAGTAAAGATAAAACCTTAATGAAATCTTTAGGTAATGCACACGAATATGATTATCAAGTAACAAGCGAATTCAGGCTATTTGCTAAAAAAACTAATATTACTGTATTTATTAATATGCATGGAGTAACTGAAGCCCTACGCAGGACGCACCCAATAGGACATGAATATCAATTATTACCTATGCCTCTAGGTTTAGCAAGTGTTGAAGGTGGTGGAAAGCATGGAAACCGTAGTGATGATGTAATCTGTATTCATCGTTATGTTAGCCACGCCACCGATTGGATGTATAGTCATATAAGTATATTAAAAGTAAAAGAAAACGAGACAGGAGGACGCCCTACGAGTTATGACAACCCTATTAAGATAAGAATGTCTAGAAATAATGTAGGGTTTGAATATATGGGCCAAGACATTTTAAATAACAACAAAATTAAACCCCCTAAATTTTGATATATATAATTTTATTATTTTTTGCATTTATTTTTATTATATTATTAGGGCTTTATAAAAATGCTGAAATACAATTTAGTCCAATACTAGGTTTTATGATTGGTACTTTAATAAGCTATGAAGAAATTGATGATGATAATATTGAATACACTTTACAATGTTGTTTAGTGTTTATAAGTTTAACAGTTGTATGGAATCAGGAAATAAATGGCTAGCGATAGTAGCTTCAAATCATAGTGAATGGATAAGAGTTGTAAATTCATTTGGGGAATATGATTTTGCAGAAGACATAGTACAAGAATCATACATTGCTTTATATAAATATGCAAAGCCTGAAGTTATAGTTAAAAACGGAATTGTAAATAAAGCTTATTTGTATTTTACTTTAAGGTCTTTAACGTTTCAATTTTATAATAAACGTAAAAAAATAAACAAAGTAAGGATAGATTTTGAAAGGCACGAAATAGAAGAAATAAATGATATACCAGAAAAGGAAGCTTTTGAAAAAATATATGATTTAATTGAAACAGAAAGTGAGGACTGGCATTGGTACGATAAAAAGCTTTTTAACTTGTACAAGGATACTGATTTAAGTATTCGGAAAATAGCAGATGTAACTCACATAAGTTGGGTTAGTATATTTAATACTTTAAAAAATTGTAAACAAAAAATAAAAGACAAACACAAAGAAGATTACGAAGATTTTAAAAACGAAGACTATGACAAAATTAGATAAAAGAACTAGGGAATATAAACAATGGAAAGCTAACTTTAAAAAAGAAAGTAAAGGTTTAGGTGATAAGGTTGAAAAGGTATTAGAAAAAACTGGTATAGCAAAAGTTGCTAAATGGGCTTTAGGAGAAGACTGTGGGTGTGATGAACGCAAAGCAAAATTAAATAAATTATATCCAGCAAATAAGCCTGAATGCTTAACCGAAGAAGAATTTATGTATTTAGATAGTGTTATAGGTAAAACAAATCAAATTAAAGTTGGAGATCAAAAGCAATTACTTATTATTTATAATAGAGTTTTTAAAGATAAAGCCTCTTTTACTAATTGCGGCAGTTGTTTTTTAAATGGTGTATATAAAAAACTAGAAACAATAATAAAACAATATAGAAAATAATGAATGAAAAAATAGCATTACAAAAAGAAATAGAATACTATAATAATTTTGAAATAGTTGGTAAAACTATAATTAAATGGCGAAAATTAAAACCAGATAATAAAGATATAAATGCAATTTATAAAGCATGGCAACAGGTGGGATTTTATGCCCATGAACTAATAGAAAACCAAACATATTTTAATAAATCACTGGAAGAATATAGGTTTGATAAAAATAGGGCGGTACTTAGGGCAAGAAATGCAGAAAAACAATTAGATAAAATTTTAAAATAATGAGCTTTAGAGACAACTATTATGAATATTTAAATGATAATGACTGGGTATCACACACAACAGGGAAACATAAAATAAATACAATGGAAGAAAAATTAATTGAATTAACCAAAGTAGTTGAATCATTACAAAGCCGCATAGAAGTATTAGAATCTATAGAAGAAAAAGATTGGGAAAATAAGTTAGATACTTAATATTTTTTTGTAACTTAGTATTAACAATTTAAAAACAATAACAATGAATTTTTATAAAATAATTAATACACTTACTTTAAAACAATTACTAAGAGATTTATTAGATCAAGAACTTCCTAATGAATATCGTAATGCATGTAGAAATGAATACTTCAATCGTGCTAAATTATGATTACACTTTTAAATGGAGACACATGGGGGCGTGAAGAAATAATAGCCCAAATGCATGATGACGAGTTTTATTATGGGCATTTAGGAAAACATTGTTTAAGTTCCTCCGCTTTAGGTACAATATTAAAAAGCCCTAAAACCTACAAAAATACATTAGGATTAAGTATTGATAGCCCAGCTATAAGAATTGGAAGCTTATTACATTGGATGATTCTTGAACCTAATAAATTAAACCAAAAAATTTTTAGTAGTAGCAGCACCCGAACAACAAAAAGCTTTAAAGAAACTTTGGCTCAACATGGTGAGGCATACTTAGAAAGTGAACGAAGTGCAGCCGAGCGACTTGCTGATGCTTTATTAAGAAACGAAGAAGCTTTAAAATTAATAAACAAAGCAGAATTTGAAGTTCCTGAAATAAAAATGATGGAGGGGTTACCATTTAGAGGGAAAGTTGATATATTAAAAGATGACTATATAATAGATTTAAAAACGACAGCAAAATTAAACGCTTTTAAATACTCATGTGACCAATGGAATTATGATATGCAGGCTTGGATGTATTGCAAAATGTTTAATAAAAAGAATTTTATTTTTTTAGTAATAGATAAAGGTAGTTGTGATATAGGAATATTTGAAGCAAGTAAAGAATTCTTAAGTAAAGGAAAACAAAAGTTTAATCAAGCTGTAAGTAATTACAAATACTTCTTTGAACAAAACCACGACTTAGATCAATATGTGTTAAGGGGGATATTATGACATGGGAATTATTTGATTTTGATTATGGTATTAATGATGGCCCTTTAGATGATACTGAAATAACAACTACAATGCTTTATTTTAGTAAGTCAGAATTAAAACAGTTTAAAACATTATGTAAACAGGGTATTAAAAAAGAATTTAATGAAGACTACCAACAAAAAGGAAACCTTAGTGATTTTCTATTAAAAATATTAGATGAAAAATATGGTTAAAACTTATAAATTAAAAAGGATTTTAGATTTTAATCAAGCTAAAAAATTAAAAAGTTCTTATTTAAACTATTCTAATTATAATTTACTAATTGAAAACAATGCTGATGGATATGATTTAGCAACTGGTCAATTATTATTTAAGTTTAGGAAAAAGGTAATACCCTTAGAAATATTAAAACAAGGAGTAGAATCTTTTGAACCCAGTATAGAACTAACAGAAAGCAGGGGGGCCGCATCAGGCAGTAGTCATAAACGCATCAGGAAAGATGGGAGTATAAGTAATATAACTGTAGGAAATAAAGTTGAGTCTGGTAGTGTTGGCTACATGGATAAAAATGCAATGGTTCATTATTGTAGAAAAACCGCATTCGCTAAAAAATACTTTGACAAGTTTAAACAAGGTATCCCATTTGTACAATATGTAGACAGTAAATACCAAGAGCTTTGTCCTGTACATTATGAAAAACAAAAAGCAATCGCACTAGGAACTAATCCTAATTATGTTATACAAGATACAAGCTTTACCACAGTAACAGTAAACAAAAATTTTAGAACTGCAGTACATAAAGATTCAGGTGATTTTGCTGGAGGCTTTGGTAATTTAATTGTCTATCGTGAAGGTGATTTTAATGGTGGTTATTTTGTATTACCTGAATATGGACTAGCTATTGATTTACATAATACCGATATACTATTTGTAGATGTACACAAGTGGCATGGAAACACAAACTTTACAAATTGCTCACCAAATTGGAAGCGAATAAGTTTTGTAATGTATTACAGAGAATACATGTATAACTGCAAAAGCCCTAAAGAAGAACTACAAACAGCTAAACAAAGTAAAACAGGATATTTAACACTATAAAACTATGGACACACTACGAGCAGCAAGATTTGAAAGCCATGTATATAATTACTTTTTAGAAACTCACTCTATAAGTATAAGTCATTACCACTTATTAGAAGAACAAATGAAAACAGGTGAAAACAGACAAGGTATTGAAATTAAAAACCAACCTAAATATGAGGAAAGTGGGAACCTATATATTAGTGTTAAAAGGGTTTACAGTTATGCGGAATATCCTAGTGGACTTTATAAAGATAAGCATTGGCTATATGTTACAGGGGTTAAAAATACCTTTTGGATATTTAGTACTAAACAATTAAAACAATACTACACAATAAACAACCCCCATTTATTTAAAGGGTTTACAACCCCCAAAGAAGGAACCGAATATGGGTTTTTGTTATCAAGCAAACAGGCCGATGAACTTTGTATAGAAAAAGTAGATAACCAGTTAACACTATTATGAAAATAATAATTTTTACATACGATAGATACGATACTATAACTACAAGTAAATACTTTGCAGGTATAAAACATACTATATTATGTCATTCTGAGGAAGCTAAACA